AAAGCCCCGTACTCACTTAGGGTTACTGTGTTAAGGGCTGCAAGGCTAGTGCGCGCTGTGCCGGGGTCTGCCTGCATTGTAGTTAGCCCTGCATCTACGTCACGCATAGAGCTAGGCCAGCCTATCTGGTCTAATATTTGATTAACACGCGTACCGCTTAAATCTCCAGCGGTTGCCCCTGCTACCGTTGCTATCTGTGCATTTTGGGCAAGTCTAAACGCATCTACCGCCGTTATAGTGGTATAAGTAACCTCATCTGCGTTTTTAGGTGTAGTAGTAGTGTAGCTAGTAATAAAACCGCTAAAGATAGGGTAGGTAGTACTAGCGTAAGTAGCTGTTATCTGCACTTTGCGCATAGGGTCTAGCAAGCCATAATAAGGGCCGCTAGTATTTTGTGGGTTAAAATCGCCGTTTTGGTCTACGATACGCATAGTTAGAGTACCTGTTTGGAATTGGTCGGCTTGTGGGTTACGGCCTCTATTGGTTTGTATTGTATCTACTACGTTAGACACATCTACAATTACTGCCGCGCTATCTGCTAGCACGTTTGTATCTAATATGCCTGTATCTAAAATCATAGCTTGAGCAAAGCTAGGCCCGGTACTAAAGTTAATAACAGCGTTTATTACTGGCAGGGTCATAGCCCACCGGTGTAACGCAACGGGTCACCCTTGCGCTCAATAGATAAAATAGCATCTTGCACAGCTTTGTTTACTAAATCCTCACTACCTATAGCCCCTGCGTTTACCGTTACATAATAATTTTGCATAGCTGTATACCTATCAGCCGCTAAATTATTAGTAAGTGTATTTCTAGCGGTAATTTCTTCTAATTGTGCTGTGTAACGGTCTGCCGCTAATTGATTAGTTTCGGCAAAACCTGCCATAATTTGGTCTAACTGTGCTGTTAATCTAGCACTAGAAAGTATATTGGCAGAATTACCTAATGAAGTGCCGGCATATTCACTACCAGCTATAGCTGCTACCGCTTCATCTATTATGTCTTTAATGGGATTAGGACCAGGGCCAGGGCCAGGACCAGGGCCAGGACCAGGACCAGGACCAGGGCCAGGACCAGGACCCGGGCCAGGACCAGGGCCAGGACCAGGGCCAGGACCAGGACCAGGACCAGGACCAGGGCCTACGATAACTGGGTTAAACTTTAGCCCTGCCATTTTTAGCAATAACTCTAAAGCATCTTGCAAGTTTTTTAAGTCTATAAGCGATTTAGGCATAAACTTGTCATAGATTTTTTCTATGTCTTTTAATACAAAGTTTTGTTTTTGCATTACACCTAAAACTTCTAAATCCATATTTAGTTTTTTAGCTAGGCGTTGTACCTCTATCATTGCCAATTCTTTTTCTTTTTCTGTAGTTGCCGCTTGTGCTACAGCTATAGCATCTTCAAGCTCTGCCATAGTCTTTTTTATAGATAGGCGGGTTAGGTCATTAGCTAGCTGTAGTTTTTGCTGGTCTGTAGCGTTAGCCCCTAGTTTGTTTATTTCATCTTGCTTAGCTAGTAGCGCTGCCTGTACCTGTATTTTGTCTAGGTCAAATACATCTATACCTTTTCCAAGTGCTAGGGCAGCTTTGTCTAGTTTGGCTTGTAACTCTTTTTCTTTAGTTGAATTTTTTAACGTGGTTAGATTTTTTGCCTCTATTTTTAAAATTGCGTTACGGGCACGTAGTGCCGCGCTGTTAGCCTTTTCATTTTTACGATTTACCTCACCCTGCGATTTAATAAGACTACGCGCAAATTGTGCTATAGCGCCTTCATCTGTCTCAAAAAACTTTATTAAATCGTTAAAAGTCTGTGAAAAGAAACCTGTAGCTTGACCGGCTGCATAGCCAAACGCATCACCTAAACTTATTACGTCTTTTTGTAAATCCTCTACAGCCGCCCCGCTATTTTCCAAACCTTTTACAAAGCCTGCGCCAAATGCTTCTTTAGCCTGCTCTGTAGCTTCCGATAGCCTAGCCATTTTGCCTGCTAAAGTGTCGGCAGCTTGACTAGATGAGCCCTTAAACTTTTTTGTTATCTCTGTTAAAACCTCATCAAAATCACGCCCTGCTAAATTAGCTGTAGTGTAGCCAATTCTCAAACGTGCTAAAGCGTTTACATCACCTAAATAAGCGCGTTGTAACGCTGTAGTTACTGTCTTTAAATCTGTAGACGTACCAGCGCTTACATCTAAAGCAACGTTTAATAATTTTTGTGCATCTGTAACATTTTGCGTACCTTGTGAAAGGCTAATAAACGCGGCGTTGAGCTCGCCGCCTGCCTTGCCTGTAGCTAGGGCTAACTTGTCTATAAACTGCCCTATAAACGGGGCAGCAAAACCTAAGTTTAATGAGTCTAGCTGCGTGCGTAATTGCGCCGCTTCTTTTTCTGCATCTTGAAATGCTTTTACAGACTCTTTGCCAAAATTGACTATAGCCCTAACGCTAAACGCTGCTAATAAACCTTTAGCTAAGTTTTTTATATTCTTGTCTAATTTAGAGGTAGCTTTACCCGCCTCGTTAAACGCTTTTTTACCTGTAAACTCAGAGGCTATATTTACTACTACTTGTGGGTCTACAGCCATTAGCGTACCTGTGCCATATTTTTATTAAATAAATCTTTAGTTTTTTGTATGCTTTTTAACACAGCTGCATTAGTCTTGCCGCCGTCTTCAGCCCACGCTCTATAAATAGCGCGGCCTTTCATTTTATTAGACTTACGCCCTGCCCCCGTCATATTGTTAGCATCTACTATGCGCCCTGTAGCATCTAGCGCATCTATAAATTGTTTACCAGCGTTAGGGTTTAGGCTTTGTGAGCTATCTTTAGTGTTGCCCTGTGGCCTGCCTTGTGGGTTTTTGCGCCCGCTAGTTTCGTATATTGTGCCGGCAGCGCTGGTATTTACTATGCGCGCTAAAGCTCTAAACCCATTTTTATTAGGCTTGCTAGGGCTAGTTCTATAACCTATGCCTTTTTTAGCAGCGCTTAAATCAAATTTAGGAAACGGCCTATAATTTATTGCCTCACTAGATAAAGGCTTAGACCAGCCGCTTAAAACTGTGCTAGGTATAAAACCTTGTGCTGTTTTAGCAATAGGTTTTAGCAAAGTAGCCATTTCTTTTTGTATGCTTTTTGCTAAATCGGGCTCAAACTTTTTTAGAGCTTTGCGCGCTTCAATAGCGCCTCTTAACTCTGTTGGCATCTTGCACCGCCTTAGCTCTGTCTGTTAAAACCTTTAATATATTCTTAAACATTACATCATCTAAGTCTAATAAATACTGGGGCGCTATGCCTGTCTCTACCGCAATTTGTGCGATTAGATAGCCAAAGCTACCGCGCCCCACTATTCCAAAGGGTCATCATCTAGTACCTCAACTTTAGCTAAGGTTTCTAGAAACTCTGCCCCAAAACTTTTTACTACTTCGCCGCTAGTGCGTAGGCACTCATAAGCTAGCCAGTAAACGTCACTTTGCTTTTCATCATCTCTAAAGGCTTTGTGAAAACCTTTCTTTGCATACAGCTCAAAGGCATACTCAATACGGGGCGTAATCTTATGCTCAGTTACGCTGCCGTCTGCCCTTGTTATTTTTAGTTTTGCCATTGTTGCCCCTTTGTTTTAGTTATGGTGTGGTGTCTACAACAATAGGTGAGTTACAAGTAAATGTAATGCTCTGTGTAGAAATATCGCCAACAGCGCCGTTAATGTCTGTAGTGTTATTAACTAAAACTGTGGTCTGATATTCTGGGTTAGTTGCAGATATATTCGCGCTTGTTTGTTTTAGCGTTAGGGCTTGCGTAGTACCCCAATGCTGTTGCAAAGTCTGTAGTACACTAGATGAGGCAGTATCGTTTAGAAAATCAAGCGTGATAGTGCTGGCCTCTAAACCTTTTACAAACTTATGTGCGGTATCGCCCATAGCTGTAACTTCAAGCTCATCAAAACTACGGTTAATAGTTGCGCTAGTAACGTGGTCAGATAATGCCACGCTTGCGAGCGTAACTACTACGCCGTTAGATAGAAAAATTGCCATTTGTTATGCCTCGTTTTCTGTTGTCGGTGTTTCTGTGTCTTTTACTGTTTTTTGCTTTGTTTCTTTAACCTCTTTAGGCAGTTCTTGGCCTATCTTGATTAGAAACGCTTTATCTTCATCTGTTAGTGCCATTTTAGCTCCAGCTCGTTAGTACGGATATTTGTAAATCACTTGTTAGTAAGTCGCCGCTAGGTAGCGTTAAAACGCTAGGTGCAGTTACAGCGGTAACATTAAATACAATACTGCTAGCGGCTAATAGACCAAACACAGCCACTATCGTATCCTCTATGCCTTGTAAGTTGCCTTCATTAGAAAACATAGGCACGGTCATAATAATTTTGAAGTTAGCCATAGGCGATATAGTCGCTTGCTTATTATTGCTAGGCGTTAAATAAGGGTCTGCCGGGGCTACTACTACGCTGTTAGCTACTATTGTGCTAGGTGGAAAACTAAACGTACTCCAAACAGAGTTATTAGCTAAGGCAGCGGCTATAGTGCTGCGTAGTGTAGTAATCGCGGCTGTCATTATCCCACCATAGCGTTAGGCGATAAGTAAGGCGCTAACAAACCGCGTATAGATGCCATTAAAGTATTACTCATCTTAAACGGGCTAGGGCTGTAACCGTCTACGCTCACGCCGCCGTTTTGTGTGCTAAAACGGCTAGTCCAGATATTCTCAGCTAGCATAAGTGCAGCTGCGTTTATAGCAGGCGTATTAGCGTAGCTAGCGGTCTTTGTATCTTCACCGGTCATAGTGCCGCTAGGTACTACGCGCCTAAAGTTTTGATTACTAGCTGTTTTTGCATATTGTATAAAGCTGTAGCCCTGTGGGTACTGGTAATAGTTAAGCTGTAAATTAAACGCTGGTAAAAGGCTAGTGCTACCAGAGCTAAAAGGTAAAGTGCTAGTAATTGTATAACTGCCGTTAAAAGTAGTGCCAGCCCCGGCTACTGTGACGGTTTGGCCAGTAGTAAATAGGCCGGGGTTGGCTATCATCACGGTAGCTACGTTACTTACTAACGCAGTTCCCACTACCGGTGCAGAGTCAAACCATAGAAAACCATTTATTAAATCTTGCGCCGTCTGGCAGGTGTCCTCTATCCAAGTGTAAGAGTCGTACAAAGTGCCTACACCTAGAGATGCTTTCAATGTAGCGGCGTTAACATAAGTGGCTGGCATATTTGTACCTTTCTTTGTAGGTCTGGTAGAGCCAAAGGGCTAAGGCCCTACCAGACTATTAGTTATTTATTAAGCGATATTTAGGCGGCAGATACCGTAAGGTATCTTGGCAATAGTTGCCATAAAGCCGTAAATAGCTACCTGTACTTGTAGGTTTGATACTACGTTTACGCTCATATAAGCCTGTGGGCTTTCATAAACAGTAAATGCCTCTGGCGCAAGAATAAATGCTGAGTTATCAGCTACGCCAGCGGTCATAAATCTATCTACATAAAGGTCTAGACCTAATACGTTACCGCGTACAGAGTTATTAGCTACCTGTCCAGCTGCGTTAGCAAGTGCTGCCGCGTTTGGCTGGTAAGCGTTGAAAATTGGGCGGCCTGTGGTATCTACTGCACCTAGTAGTA